ACAAAAACTTGAATTACGTCACCACTCGTAAAACTACCTCCATAAGATGCTGAAGTTGCGCTTCCTGTTGTGCGAGTCTCAAAAACAGTTCCATCATTTATCAGACCAATTCTATTAGTGTTAGTTCCAGTAACCCCTTGATCTCCCTGATAAGCGTTTACTTGTGCAGTAAAATTTGCATTGACGGCTAAATATTCCACATACCATTTTCCGGTTGTTGGAGTGAGTATTGTGCTAACGAAACTTCTATCTTGGTCATTTGAACCGCCAGTTGTGCCAGTTGTGTATTCTAAATTTCCCTGCGATAAAGCGGCCCCGCTTGAAGCTGGAGGACGTGATAACTTTAAAGTGGCAAAATTGTTAGTAGGAGAATCCAACATAAAGTCGTGACCAGCAACTATGCCTACTGATGTAAAATTGTTGCTATTTGCACTGTCATCATTAAACAAAGCGTTGTTACTACTAGTATCTGCAAAGGTAAAGTGATACCCGTTTGTGCCGTGACTTCCTGTATATTCTTTAGGTATCCATATGCCCGCCTTAGTTTCGCCAAGAACTGAAGGAGAGACGGCTGTCCCATCAATAAAATGGACCTCTGCCATATACCCATCAAAGTTTTCTGAATTATCATTGACGTGAGAGCCTATGTGATGGTTTTGTCCTTTATTAATATGGCCTTCGAAATTGCTGCTTGGGTAATTTGGCGAACCCTCAAAAGATTGTAAAGAACCATTAACATATATTTTTACACGATCTGAATCTGTGCTTTCAGTGGTATCTTTTACTATAAGTAAATGAAACCATGCAGAAGTGTCTCTAAAAACAGCAGAAGTTGTTACATCGTGATCGTGGTCAGAACCGTCTGAGTTGTGACATATCCAACGGATTTGGTCATCTGTTTCAAACCTAATATTTTCTTCAATACCAGAACCATCTTGCGTAGCCCAAATTCTTTGACGACTACTCTGGGTAATTAGACTACGTTTCATCCACGCACTCCAACTCCAAGTCCTACGGTTTCCGGCACTTCCATAGGTTATTTCGCCAAATCCACCATCGACAGAGGAAAATCTTATGGATTGATTGATTGGATGGTCATAAAACCTATCCGATGCGTACATCCACTGTGATGAACCGAACGGACCACTCATTAACTAAACGCCAACTGTGGCGCACCAAGCAAGATGCGACCTGATGCTGCGACCACATACGGGATGATATCTGTTGCACTAGCTGCGGTGGACAGCGTGATACCCGAACCACCAGCGGTTTCATAGTCTGTGCCAAGCGACAGGGTGCGTGAGCCTGTACCGTCTTGGATACAGACGATAAAACCTGACTGCCCGACAACTTCGGTAGAGGGATTAGCTAGTGTTACATTGCCCGTTAGGGTCAGTACAAAGTTTTGGTTTGTGCTATAGTCTAAAGTTACGCTACCTGAATTACTTGTGTCTGTGTCAGTGGTTGCGATTGCGTTACCAACAACATGAAGGGTTGCACTAGGGTCGTTTGTTCCTATTCCAACTTCATTGTCACCAGCATTAACAAACAACATATTTGCGTTGCCGTCTGACTCAACACGGAAGTCTACGTCTACGCTGTCTTCGTTAAACACTGTCTCTGTAGCGGAAAATTCTTGACGGCTTCGGCGAGTCCCGTCTTTCATTATATTGATAAACAGTTTTGCATCTTCCGTACCGTCTTCTGCGTCTAGCAACTGACCCTTAAACTGGATTCCAGTGGTTTCTTCTCCAGCATCGTTGTCAAAGTTATACCGAATCATTCCCATAACATCATTATCTGCTGGACTTCCTGAATCACGAGTTAAGTCAAGAATAGGCCCAGAACTTGCGTCTGCATCAGTAGATTTAAGTGTAAGCTGTGCGGTGTTGTCGGCAGTGGTTATTGTCATTGGCACAGCCATAGATGCTGTGGTTGTTAAGGTCAAAATTTCTGTATTACTTCCGCCATTTCTTACTTCAAATTTTAATTCGCCATCTTCTGTGCCATTAGTCACATCCAATATGCGTGAATTGATACTGG